AGCCCACTCGGGCGTCTGGATCTGGAGGGTGGTCACTTCTTGATGATGATGCGTTCGATCTTCTCAACGGTCAGGGGCCCGCCGTCCTTGCCGGTCAGTTCTGCCTGCACTTGGGCTGGGATGATCTTGCCCAGGAGCGTCATAAAAGCCACAGGGTTAGCCTCTGCCTGCTTGATAAGGTAATCAACGCCACCAGCGCCCTGGAAAGCGGCTTCCAGGGCCACTTTGATGGTGGCGGTCGTTTTATTCAATGATCCCTTCTGCCTTCCGCCTGTTTTTGGTTGTCCCTTACCTGCCATATCTATCACCATCTGTTATAGAAACGATGCTCCTGGCATACGACACCAGCCGCTCGATGGACCAGCGCTCGATCTTGTCTGCCGGGTTGGTTTTCATGTTCATGCTCAATTGTCACACATTCGCTTCAACGACGACGACGCCGGGGATGCGGCCTGTGAGGGCGTTGCGCATTTTGGATCGTATACGTTCTTCGGCGCGGAAGCGTTCTGCGTGGGTGATGTTGGCCAGGATGTCGATCATTGAGGATTCAAAGTCGCGCAGGGCGTTCAGTTCTGCGGCGCGTGCGGCGCGGGTGCCGGTGGTTTGTTGGCGTTGGATGATGGTGGCGCAGGCGGCTTGAGCGTCGGAGATGACGCCAGCGGGGTCTGAGGCGAGGCGCATCTCGACCAGTTGCTCTGCGAGGTTGACGTTGTGAAAGATGACTTCCCATTGTTGGCGGGTGGCGCGGGCCTCGCGCACTGCGTCGAGTGCACCTCGCATCTCCAGGGCCCAGACGGTGCGGTCGTCTTTGGACAGCAGGGCCACGCCGGTGAGGGCCACAAGGTGGGCGGTGGGATTGATGCCTCGGGGGCGGTAGGTGGAGCGTTTTCTCATTTCCTTACTCCATCAGCACACTCCAACTCGATGAGCTTATCGAGGTAGTGCCTTGCCTTGCGCAGGTCATCGACGCCACCTTTGTCACGCCATCGGCTGACGTACTTGACGATGTTGCCCTCGAAGTACCCCAGGCCATTGGCTGCGATGTAGTCCCACGGCTGCATGGGTTTGGCTTTGTAGTGGGTGCCGCCGATTTGAGTGGCGTTGGCTGTTGTCATGTTCGTGCTTCCTCACGTTCCTGTGGATAACTTTTCACAACTTTCTATGTGGACTCGATATCGAAATGCGCCGCAGCGTTTGGTAACTGGTAACCCCCCCTAAAGGGGGGGATTACGTTACGTTACCTAAATCGCCGCCTTTGCCCCAGGTAACTCATATCGTTTTTTTACGTTCTGTTACCTGTTACCTGACCCTGCCTGTGGATAAGTCTGTGGATAACTCATGCTCAACGCTCCGACTTGCGGATGAGCATGGCGCTTGCTTGAGCCTCATTGGCCACGATCCAGCCGTGTTCAAAGGCCTCGATGATCTCGGCCACCAGCAGATCGGCAATGGGTTTGCCTGGGATGCTTGGCTTGATGTATTGCTTGGCGGAGGCTTCGCTGACGTCCATCTTTTGCACCAAGTAGTCGATCATGGCTGACCGGCTCAGGTACGGCTGTCCGTTGCGTTCTTCTGCGCCGGATGACCACCAAGCGTTCTCAAAGGTCTTGCGGTGGCTGTCGAGCTTGCTGTTCTTTTTCTCGGTGGTTGGTGCTTGCGTTTCGACCACGACGGCAGATGTGACGGGCTGATCGTCTTCGTCTTTCCAGCCTGGGATGGTGACCTGATGCAACTCGGCGTGTACTGTCTCGGCCAGTTCAGCATCCTTGGACTTGCGCTGCACGATCTGCATGGGCGCGCCATCCTTGCCTGGGACGATGCTGATCTCAATGTCCAGTGCGCCTCGCCATGCGCTTGATCCTCTGGCGCGGTGCTGGGCTTCTTCTGAAACGCCTGTGTGGTGGACAAGGATGACGCTGCACTTGAATTCGTGCATCAGGCTATTGCAGGCATCAAGCATGGTCTTGGCGTCCTGCGCGCTGTTCTCGTCGCCTGACAGGAATCGGTGCAGGGTATCGACAACGATGATCTTTGGCGTGCTGGGAAGTAATCTGACCTGCTCAACGACTTTGCTGTATCCGGTGGGCGTGTTGAGGTCGCAGCCGTCTTTAGACAGCCACATGGCCAAGGAGCCTGATTGGTGATGGTGCTTCCAGGCTGCGATCCGACCGCGCAGGCCGTGGTGGCCTTCTCCTGCCAGATAGACCACGTTGCCATGGCGCACTTTCTGTCCGCACCAGTCGGTCATGCCGCTTGCCATGCGCAGGCACCAGTCGAGGACGACGAAGGTTTTTCCGCCGCCTGATGGGCCGTGCACCATGATCAGGGCTTGATCTTGAACCCAGCGTTTGATGAGCCATGAGATGGGTGCCGGCTGGGACGAGAAAGCGTCTGCTGGAATCAGCCATTCTTCGGCTGGAGGCAGTAGAAGGCTGGCGAGATCGTGACCGGCCTGGACATAATCGTTGGCATCGCCTTGGATTGGTGGCATGACCATGCGTGCGCCAAACTTGGCAGATGCTTGCTCGGCGTATCGCTGACCGACGCCTGAAGCGTCGTTGTCGGCCACGATCACGATGTCTTGTGTCGCGCCATACATCTCGCGCAGAGTGCCTGTGACGGGCACCAGATTGCTGGCGCTGTAGGACACCACGACGGGCCTAGCAGTTGTCTCGTGGATGGTGGCGGCGGTGGCAAAGCCTTCGGCAACGTAGAGCGTGCCGGGATCGTCCATCGTACCAATCATCCAGAATTTGCCGCCTGTCTGTCCGCCTGGATGGTAGAGCTTGCCGCCGTCGTGACTGATGTATTGCAGCGTTGAGATGGTGCCGTCTCGGTCGAACAGCGGGACTACCAAGCGGCCATCGCCTGTGACCCTTGCGCCATGCACGCCGATGCCTTTGCGCTGTAGGTACGGGTGATCAGGATGCGCAGCCTGGGCTGCTGACCATATCGCATCAACCGTATCGCTGACCACCTCGCGCTGACGCTCCAGTGCCGCATCACGGGCTGCTCGTGCCTCGGCCATGCGTCTGGCGTGCGCCATTTCCTCGGCGGCTGTTGGCTTGCGACCTACGTCTGCACGCCATGTGACCTCGATGCCAGAGCGCCAGCATCCGAAGCGCCCCGCTGGGATGCCGTCGCCAAAGACGATGTACCACCCAGGCTTGTCGCCACCTTTGTTGCCACTACCCTTGGTGCCAGACTTGAAGCGGTGGATCTTGCCGTCCAGAATGACCTGCTCTGGAGGCTCAAGACCTGATCCTTTGATGGAGTCGATCAGTTGCTGCTCTGGCGGAGCAATGATCTTCTCAGGCGGCGGAGACCACGGGCCTCCAAAGATGCTGGTTAGGTCAGCCATTGACGACCTGCCGATCTGCCCTGAGTGTTCCGGCTGTCTTGACCTCCAGTTCGTACTGCCGAGCCATCGGCGGTTCGTCTCCCCAGGTGTAGATCACCTGCGGCCAGATGCCAAGCACATCGGCCAGCTTCTTCACGCTGCCGTAGTAGTCGATTGCTTCCTTCGTCGTCATCACTGATCCCTTTCCCGGCTAACTTTTCGCATCGTGTTGACATCTTAACCGGAAACTGTGTTAGAGTTCAACCACTGCGCACCCGGATGTCCCGACCGCGCAGGCAACGGAGAAGCAAGATGAAAGTTTTTGAGTTCGACCCAGCTACCGGTCGGCGAGGCGCGCAGATTGGTGACATCCGTCGTCCAACAGCCTTGAGCAACCTTGAGATGGCGAAGTGTGTGCTGCCCCATGCCACTAGAGATACGCAGTGGGCTGTGGCAACCAGGGCGTACCTTGACGGTCAGCCTATCACTGACTTCTATGACCGTCCTGTTTGCTTTTGCATGGGCCAATGGACCGCTGGCGAGGAAACGACTTGGCAGTGGTACGCGCTGCTTCCAAAGGATGGCGGCATGAGCGCCGAGTTCATCGCCAGCCAGGAAGAACTTTACGCCGAAGGCTTTCGGGCCTTCTGATCATCATCGCCTCAAAGGAGAAGCCACATGGCCATCAACATCCGCCGCACCAGCGGCCTCACCGCCAACGGCGTCAAGCTGCTCGTCTACGGACAAGCAGGGGCTGGCAAGACCAGCCTCATCAAGACGCTTCCCAACCCCATCGTCCTCAGTGCCGAAGGGGGCCTGCTGTCGATCCAAGACAGTGACCTGCCCTATGTCGAGATCAACGACATGGAGACGCTGCGGGAGGCCTGGAAGTGGCTGACCGAAAGTGCCGATGCCAAGGGCTTTCAGAGCGTGGCGCTGGACTCGATCAGCGAGATCGCCGAGGTGGTTTTAAACGCCGAGAAGAAGGCGACCAA